TATGAGAGCGGTAAAAGAGAGGTTGGTTTAAGCGTTGTTGATCGCGTAATTAATTCTAAGGATTTCGAAAAATACACTATATGGCTTATGACGGGAAAAACAAATGAGGCTGCTGGGCAGATCAGTCCCTCTCTCTCCCCTGATGGGCCAGAAAACACATCGTCTTCTCAAAAATCCCGCAAGACTGGTACACAGCCCGGCTAATCATGGAACGCTGGGGGCATGGTGGTCTTGTAACGCTGGGGTTTCACGAATGAGCATAAAATCAATTCCGGGAGGGTATCTTCTTGACATGCGCCCTGAGGGGCGTAAAGGCAAACGCATTCGCAAAAAATTTAAAACGAAATCGGATGCAGTTTTATATGAGCGGTGGGTGCTGGCGCAACAGCATAACAATGAGTGGAAAGGAAACTCTATTGATCGCCGTCCTCTGTCAGTGCTTATTGACTTGTGGTGGAAATACCACGGCCAGCTAATGAAGTCAGGGCATAACACGCGCCTTAAATTGCTGCGCTTGAGTGAGGCAATGGATGACCCGTGTGTGCATAAACTTAATACAACGATGCTCACCGAGCTACGTGTGTCCAGGATAGAGCAGGGGATACAGCCCAGCACCATTAATCGAGAGATTGGGGCGTTAAGCGCGATGTTTACCGCACTCATCTCATCCGGCCATTTTCTTAACGATAACCCCGTTCAAGGCCTTAAAGGAATGAAGGTTAACGAGCGCGAAATGGGATATCTGAGTAAGTCTGAATGTGTTCAGTTGCTGGATGCACTGGCTGAAAATCCCGATGAACGGCTGGCTGTCGAAATCCTTCTGTCGACCGGGGCGCGATGGGGCGAGGTAGCGGCACTGGAGCAGCGCCGTGTTCTTCATTGTCGAATCACTTTTTCAAAAACGAAGAACAGCAAAAACCGTACCGTTCCTATTTCTGAAAGCCTGTTTGAAAAGATCAAAAAACGGGGCGGGAAACTGGTGTTTCCGACGCTGGATTATCCATTGGTTCGCGATGTCATCAAAACGGTCGCACCTGATGTTCCTGACGGCCAGGCTGTTCATGCGCTGCGCCACACCTTCGCCAGTCATTTCATGATGAACGGCGGCAATATTCTGACCCTCCAGAAAATTTTGGGGCACGCAAAGATTCAGACAACGATGATTTATGCCCATCTTGCGCCGGATTACCTGCAGGATGCGGTGAGATTTAATCCCCTTGGAGATGCCTTATATGAAGCCTCTTAAATTTGATGATTTTCCATATGCAGACAGGTCTCTTAATGATAATGAACGTGGGCATTTGCAGGTTCTGCAACAGATTTCGCCCAAATTATTTATTCAATTCCTCAAAGATAGAGGAGCCAGAACCTCTTGTCTCTCGTGTGGGCGCCCAGATTTGTTTATTCCACATACGGTTGTTCACGGCACAGACCCTGAACTTGATGATTATGATGATTCAAATGATTGGGAATATGTCACTCCCATACACAAGGAGAACGAGCCCATTAACATCTACAATACTCGGTATGAAGTGTCATGTTCTTATTGCGGCTTCACATCCACATATACAGCCCACACAGTTGTTTGTTGGGCAAGAGACAAAGGATATATAGTTTGGGAGGGAATCTGAGTGGCATATGCTAAAAGTGAGCATGGCATAACCCTTATTCGTGAGGACATTGGCAACTCTTTCGATGGGGGAGGCGGTGATAGTGGAGGCGGAATGTCAGATAAACTTGAAAGGCGAATTGAGCGGCTCGAAGGTGATTTATCGCTAACAAGAAACGACCTTGCGACGCTTACTGAACGCACTACAAACCTCTCAACCAAAGCTGATGTTGGTGAGGTGAAAGGTGAGCTCAAAGCAGACATTGCTCATCTGAAAGGTGATCTTAAATGCGATATTGCGAATCTGAAAGGTGAGCTTAAATCTGATACAGCTCACCTGAAAGAGCAGCTCAAATCAGACATTAACAGCCTGAAGGGTGAGCTTACCGAAGCGATGGATAAACGCTTTGACAAGATTATGGATGAGATGAATCGGCGGTTTGACAAGGTTGATGATAATACGAAGTGGCGTTGGAGTGGCATTATTGTGCCAGTATGCACAACCATTTTCACGGCGGCGGTTGCTGTATTTGTTGCTAAATTTGTTGGCTGATGATCCACAAATTGACCACATCCCTGTTATTTGTTGTGGTTGGCTGTGTTTTTGTGTGTCTGTAAGTCTTTGATAATTATCTAACTTATTGATTTTTGCTTGTGTTTATGGCCGCTTTGCGGCCTTTTTTCTTTTCACTGTCGAAGAGTCACCGTAAAATCAACGCCATGACACTTCAGCAGAACGGATACCATGCTGACACTTGCCCGCCAACAACAGCGACAAAATATTCGCTGGTTATTATGCCTGTCAGTTTTGATGCTGCTGGCGCTTCTCTTAAGCCTTTGCGCCGGTGAACAATGGATCTCGCCAGGTGACTGGTTTACTCCTCGTGGCGAACTGTTCGTCTGGCAAATTCGCCTGCCACGTACGCTGGCTGTATTGCTGGTTGGTGCGGCGCTGGCTATATCCGGCGCTGTAATGCAGGCGTTGTTCGAAAATCCTCTGGCAGAACCTGGACTACTTGGCGTCTCTAACGGCGCAGGCGTGGGGCTTATCGCCGCGGTATTGCTTGGGCAAGGGCAACTCCCCAACTGGGCGCTGGGGCTGTGTGCGATTGCTGGCGCGCTTATCATCACTTTAATACTCTTACGTTTCGCCCGTCGTCATCTTTCGACCAGTCGGTTATTGCTGGCTGGCGTTGCATTAGGGATTATCTGTAGCGCACTAATGACGTGGGCTATCTACTTTTCCACCTCTGTTGATTTACGTCAGCTGATGTACTGGATGATGGGCGGTTTTGGCGGCGTAGACTGGCGGCAAAGCTGGCTGATGCTGGCATTGATCCCCGTGTTGTTGTGGATCTGTTGTCAGTCCAGGCCAATGAATATGTTAGCACTTGGCGAGATCTCGGCGCGGCAACTGGGTTTACCCCTGTGGTTCTGGCGCAATGTGTTGGTGGCAGCGACCGGCTGGATGGTTGGCGTCAGTGTGGCGCTGGCGGGTGCTATCGGCTTTATTGGTCTGGTGATCCCACATATTCTCCGGCTGTGTGGTTTAACCGATCATCGCGTATTACTTCCCGGCTGCGCGTTGGCAGGGGCGAGCGCATTGCTGCTGGCCGATATTGTAGCGCGCCTGGCATTAGCTGCCGCAGAGCTGCCTATTGGCGTGGTCACCGCAACGTTGGGTGCGCCGGTGTTTATCTGGTTATTGTTAAAAGCAGGACGTTAGCCGCAAAAAGACGGTCTATGATTAAAAGCTAAGATTTTTACTGACCACACCCAGGAGAAACGATGCAAGATTCCATTCTGACGACCGTAGTGAAAGATATCGACGGTGAAGTGACCACGCTGGAGAAGTTCGCCGGTAATGTGCTGTTGATTGTCAATGTCGCCTCAAAGTGTGGCTTAACGCCGCAATATGAGCAGTTGGAGAATATTCAGAAAGCCTGGGCCGATCGTGGTTTTGTGGTGCTGGGATTCCCGTGCAACCAGTTTCTGGAACAAGAACCGGGCAGCGATGAAGAGATTAAAACTTA